AGGGTCGATGTGTCGATGCTGCGGCCAGAGAACACGATGTCCACGACCTTCTGCGGGTTGATGCGCTTGTCGAGTTGCACGACAGGCAGCACGGCTCCGAGTTCCTGCGCAGCGATCAGCAGGTTCTGCACGTCAGACGCACGGCCAAGGGCAGGAATGCCTGCGGTCACGTCCGGTGCGAGTTCCCCGGTAATCAGGCCGGTCAGGGCCAGATCGGAAACCTCAGTCAGCAGGATGTGCGCCATCGGCACTTGAATGCCACCAGACAACGTGCTGTACACGCCGCCAAGTGCGTACTCGGCTTCCTGCGCATCGCGCTGGAGTTCGTACGCCGTCACGCGCTCTGCGTCACGGGTGCCACCTTGGTACATGAATGCCTTGGCAAGCCGCGAGACAACTCGTTCGAGTTGCGCTTCGACTGCCGCGAGCTTCTGCGCGTCACCGGACTCGTGCGCTTGGATTGCAGCGGGATCACCGCGCACCCACTCACCCGACTCGGACTCGGCCAGATCGTCCACGTCGCTGCCTGCACCGGCACCCACAAGGTGCACGACGCGCATGATTTCCACGCCGTACAGCGCAGCAGCTTCAGACAGTGCAGACAGTCGGGCGAAGCCACCCGCGTAATCCTCGACCATTCCGCGACCGTAGTGTTCGCCGGGGATCAAGACCCACGTAGGACACATCCACGGGCACAGGTTCGCAGGATACCAGCTTGCCTCGCCGACGCCAATGGTATCGACCTCTTGCGAGACATAGTACCCAGCAACACCTCCACGGACTTCGCGATGGATTCGGGTGTACTTCTCCACGACTTGCTCGGGGCGGCTGTACTTCGACCGTGATGCGGTGCGCAGCGCAGCTTGCAAATCTTCGGGGAGTGCCTCGACGGTCGTGTACTCGCGCAGAACGCAGTCCATGAGTTCGCCAGTGCCGTCACGCCGTGTGGCGAAACTTTGCAGGCCGTACGCTGTGATCGTGCCCTTGTTGGAGTCACGGTGCAGCAGCACGTTGCCGGTGACGATCAGGTGCTTCATCGCGAGGATCAATGCAGCATAACCGGAGTTCAGGAACAGCCGCTTGTTCGCGGCCATTTCCATTCGAGAGAACATCGCACGCAGCGCCTCGTCATTCAGGCCGCGCTTTGCAGCGGCGGCAGCGAACGCCTTGGAGGCATCCGCTTGGAAGAACGGGTACTGCGTGGGGAAAAGCAAACGGGCCAGCTTGCTGGACAGGTTGTTCGTGAACAAAGCCCCGACTTCTTGGAAGTCGCGCTCCACGATGACCCGCCCGCTGGCGCTGACCTCCGACACGTCAGCCATGAGGTATGGAAGAGTCCACTGGGCGTACTGCTCACAGCGGCTGATGACGGTCGTATCGCGGAACTTGTGGAACAGGGACTTATGAGTAGCCCCGGCCATCTACACGTTGATGCCGAGTTGAGAGGACAGGCCGGAACCTTGGCGCTTACGCTTCGGAGTCTCGTCGGTGCTGACGGCATCCGCACCGGCACCCGGCGTCACTTGCGTCAGGTTCTCGGTCTTCAGGTCGGTCTGGAAGTTCTTTTGCAGGTTGTTCGCGGCGGCTTGCGCTTCCGCGATGGCCCGCTGGGAACGCTCGGTGCCCGAGTTGTCGATCTTGGGAGTTTTCATTTGTTGACCTTTCGGTAAATGGTTTCGTAGCGCCACGGCCCCTTGCGGTGCGTGAACGCCAGCACAGGCGCACCGTTTTGGCGGGCGATGCGTACGGCTTCCCGCATGAGGCGGGCGCTCACACCTTGAAGGCGGAACTCAGGGAGGACGTACTGCGCGAACACTGACAGGCACGGGCCTACGTGGGCGTCCCACGGGTCGGGTGCAAGGCAGAGTCCACCAACGACTTTCTCGCCGTTGTGTACGCCAATCTCGAATCGGTCGAGGCCCTGCAATGAGAGCAGGGCACGGCCAATCCATTCTTGTTTCGGTGTTACTTGGAGTTCGGTGCATTCATCCCACGCCCGAGTGAACAAGTCCAGATTCAGGACGGGCTCACCGGGGTGACGGGATTTCACCAGCGCAAACAGGGACGGTTCTTGCGTTGAGGCCACGGGTTCGGTTCCTTACAGCTTCGATCACAGCCTGCTGCCCGAAGAAGTGCCGCATGGCAGCTTCCGGGGCGGTCGGCCCATAGACCACTTGTGGGAAAAGGGTTTCGAGGTATTGCAGTTGTGCAACGGAGAAGAACACATCGTCTGTTCGGTTGTTAGGCTTGGTCATTTCGTTGAGTCTTTCTATGCTCCATTACGTGCAACTCTATTATCTCGGTTTAGAGTTGCACTAGAATGGATCATTGATACATGGGAGACATCAGGAGAACATGAACTCAGAATCCAGCACTTCCAGTAGATCGAGAGAACCACGGAAGGGAGGCTCACCTACTCCGTTGACTTCCCACAGGAATTCAGTCAGCAGGTTCGGGCCAGAATACAGGTTCACAAACTCCTGCCGGATGTGTCGGTGCATCGCATCAACATCGCAGGGGTGGGTGCCGAATGAGTCGTGAATCGCCACCATCGCCAGATTATCCGCTGCCATCGAGTTCGCCACCATCGTCAGGTGGCTGGCGTCCAAGGCGTGCACGAAGTTCGGGCTGATGGCATTCACCATTGCGTGCGCTCGGGTGCCGTCCTGCCACTCCCGCACCATCGTGTACTGAATGCCGCACGAGTTCAGCTTCACCTTCGTGTCGGTGAAGTCCTGATAGTCGTGCTGCACCCAAAACCCGGTCGGGGTATGCCATGCCATGCGCTGCCCTGCGGGCTGCTGGCGGGCAATCTCCTTCAGCCAGTGCATCGCGCTTGCCGCTGCCGGAACCGCTGCCGCGATACCCTGAAACAGCTTCTTCGCGATGTACATGCAGTGCTCGAACGTCTTGCCATCGTCCAGCCACTTCTCCCCGGCTGCGGGCAGGACTTCCTTGCCCAGCACCGTTTCGATGTGTTCCGCTGTGCCGCGCAGGGTTGCGCCGTACACGTACGTCATCACCGGCTTCTTCGCGAGGGCGCGGGGAATGCCGACCTTGCAGCACCACGCAGCCAGCGCGGCAACCTCGGGATCGGCACTCTCGGTGTCACGCTGGATCACTTGCAGCGTGTTCGCAGCCACTCGGGTGTAGATGTCCTGCTTCTGGCCGCACTGCTGCGGGTCGAGCAGGTTCACGTACAGGCCACCAACGGGGTCGCGCAGCAGGGCGCTGAAGTGTTGCAGGCCAGAGCACGTCGCGTCCATGTGGATCGGAATGCCGGTGCAGTACGCCTCGGGATGCCCGGAGCGCAGCGCCTCGCGCAGTTCGTAGCACGCGGCGAACATGCACCACGGTGCGTCCGTGCCCCACACGTCCGGGTGGTTCTCCGGCTCGTCAAGGGCGGCGAGGATGCGGGGCCAGTTCTGCTCCGTCCAGCGGGCACGGTCTTGCATCCGTGCCTTGTCGAAGCCGTACGAGTTCGCGATGTGCACCTTCAACCAGAACAGGCCACGCGGGCCGAGCGGGCGCTTCTCGTGGAAGTGGATCACCGCCTTTGCAAGATCACTACCTTGCGGGTTCGGCAGGCCACGATAATACCAGCGACCTCGCGAGTCGAAGTACACAGGGAACCAGTACGGGCCGTCCGCTTCCTTCGTCGCCTTCAGGAAGGCACCGACCTCACGAACACGGCCCCGCCACTCGCGCAACTCGTCGTAGTACGCGGCGGTGCTGCGCTTCCAGCGGTTGAACACTGCGAGTTCTTCTTCGGATGCACCCTCCTTGACCCACTCAGCCGAGTACGGAAACTCGGGCTTGCGCGGGCCTTTGACATCGGGCACACCCATGATGTTGCCACCAGACTGCCACACACGCACGATTGCATCGCGGGTGGCGGCGTGCAGGCTGAACGGGATGCTTTGCAGGAAGTTCCCGGCTGCGAACACCTGCGGCATCTTCTCGGCGGTGAACGCCTCGGCCACTGCTGCACGCACACCCTTGCGGAGCCTGCGCACATTCAGCAGCGGTGCCGCAGCCTTGCGGCGGATGCTCAGGTATCCACCGTCCGTGAGGTTTGTCCACGGATCGGGCGGGCAGATCATGCGCGTTTCCTCCTTGCTGATGAGGTTGCGCACGTCCGAGTGCGTGTACCCATGCAGGAACGCTGCGACTTCAGGTGCGAGTACGTACGCAACGGTCGTGCCGCTCTTGTTCGTACCGCGCACGGTTTCGAGCAGGCCAGCCTCGTAACACGCATCGACGCCGAACTTACCAATCTGCATCATTTCCGTCTTTGTCAGTCCGAGGTCAATGGTGCCCTTGAACACGCGGTCGATTGCCACGTTGTACAGGCGGCGCAGGTGCCCGAGGTTACGGGTGCCCTTTTCCTCCACCTGATCGTGCACCCTCTGCATGTACAGCGGGTTCACGGCCTCGGCTTGGCGAATGCGGACTTCGAGTTCCCACAGCTTGCCCACGTTCGAGGTCAGGTCTTGGATGTGCACATGAGTCTCGGGGCTGGTGCACATGCGGATGCACTCGCGGATCGCGATGACCGCAGCGACATCCGTTGGCAGGGCACGCAGCCACTTCTTGTACTTCCCACCGATGCCTCGGGTCTGCACCTCGCAGGCCGCACGAAGCTCGTCCTGAACCGCCTCGCACATGCGACCGATCAGCGCGTGCGCTCGTGGCAGTTCGGGGTTTCCCTCGCGACTGGCTTTGATGAGGGCTTGCAGGCGCTCGGCCTGTGCGCTGGCATCGGAGTCCAGTTCGTACTTCAACTGCGCTTCGCGCTGATCGTGCATGTCTTCTCCTTACAGTCGGATGCCGTAGTCCTGCTGGACTTCGCGGCGGATTCGGGCCACCTCAGTCGGGAACGATTCCTCGTTCTCCTTGAGCACGAGGCGGGCTTGCGCGGGGTTGCCGGTTTCCATCGCAGCCGTCACGCGGTCGCTCAGGAGTTCGTAGTCGGTGCGTTCGGTTCGTTTCAGCGCGAGCATTGTGCGTTCTCCAGTTCGATTTGCAGAAGTGCGAGAGCACGCCATGCGAGCTTCGCGGAGTGGCGGATGCCATCGGTGTCGAAGGCACCCCGGTCGATCAGGTGACGCGGGATGCAGTCGGCGTGGTCAGTGCTCTTGCCCTTGGCCCAGTGCAGGGGCTGGCCGGGGTTGTGCTGGTCGTTCCCGG